CACCAAGCCGCCAAGCGCGAAAGCGTCGGGCGGTTTTTTTGCGTTCAAAATCGGTCAGTTTCCGCCGACTGTTCCGGCGCTTCCGCCAGCAAGGGCGACACCTTGCAAACCGCCGCCGGGTTTCGGGCGCTACCGCAAGTCAGCGAAAAGGACACAACATGGCTATCGAAGACAAAGAGGCAGAAGATCAAGCACTTGATACCACGACGAAGGCAGAAGAAACCGTAACAGAGGCAGCTCCCGAAGATAACGATCCGATGATCGTTGCCATGAAGGAAGCCGAAGCGGAGATCGCAGGGACGGCAAAGGGCGCGGATAAACCCGCCACCGAAGCAGACCCGGCAGCCAAGACCGAAGACGATCCGGCCAAAGGCGCTCCCGTTATGATTCCCAAAGCCCGGCTTGACCAAACCTTAGCCGAACGCGACCGATTGAAGGATGCCCTGGCCTACACGCAAGGAATCGTGGAAACCCAGAAGCAGATGCTCCAAGGCGCAGGTAATAAACCAGCCGCCACGGGGCAAGAAGGAAAGCCTGCCGCTACGACTGAAGGCACCGGCCCGGAAGACCTGATTGCTAAAGCCGAAGCAGACAAACTGCTCGCAGCTCAACGATACGAGGACGGAGAGATCAGCCTCGTGGAGTTTAAGAAGCAAGAGATCGAACTGGACAAGGTGATTCGCGCTGAAAGCAATAAGGCTACGGAAGCCCTTGTTGAAAGCGCGAAAAAGACGGCCAAGGACACGATCAACGCAACGCAGACGCAAGCGCGGATCGAGGATGTGGCGGTCGAAATTCAGGAGAAGCACCCTTACGTCGCTGAAATCGACGCCCTGCCCCCGGCAATACGTGACGGAATCTGGGCTGAGATCACGAAGGAAGCCGCTGAAAACCTAGCCGCCAAAGGCGTCAACGCCGCAGACGGATCAGCAGCCTCCCGGATAGCGCTCATACAGGAAAAGGCAGCCCTGACCGACAAATACGGCCCGCGTTACACCGGCAAGACCATCGATAGTCAGACGCCAAAGCAGCCGAGCGAGAAAGCGCAGCAGCGCGCCGCGAAGCTGGGTTTGGCAGAGCAGCAACCGCCGACGATTTCTGGAACGACCGTTAATCAGAAGACCGATCTGACCGAAACTGACATCGAAAACATGACAGACGATCAAGTCGCAGACCTTCTGCTTACCGCGCCGACGATGGTTCAGAAAGCCGTCGGTTTTAGAAACCGCTAGGGAAGCTCTGATACCATTGTGGTGTTCAGTTGCTCTCTAGGCAAAATGGAGAACTGTTATGACCGCAACTGACTTCGGTGCTCTTACAGCAGCACAGAAAAAAGTTTGGGCAGGTAAGCTCTGGCTGCAATTCCGGGACGACTCGTTCTGGATGAGCAACGGCTTTATCGGCACCAACATGAATACCCCGATCCACCGGGTTGATGAACTGACCAAGACCAGCAAAGGTCTTGAGTGCGTGATGCAGATCGTCAACGATCTGGAAGGTGATGGCGTCGTAGGCGATAACGATCTGACCGGCAACGAAGAGCAAATGCTCAACGACGCCCAGACGATCACCATCGACCTTCTGGCCCATGCCGTGAAGTCCAAAGGCCAAATGTCCGAGCAAGCGACGGTTATCCGCTTCCGCGAACAGGCCAAGGACAAGCTGGCCTTCTGGTTGCCCGACAAGGTTGACGAACTGATGTTCCTCACCGCTGCCGGTCGCGCTTATTCCAAGAAGACCGACCTGTCCACGCGCTCTGCCAGCCAGCTTCCGCAGCTCGCCTTCGCTGCTGATGTCACCGCTGCGAGCACGAACCGCATTAAACATGCCGGTTCCGCTACGAGCGAGGCAACGCTGACCGCTTCTGACAAAATGAGCTGGAATCTTTGCGTCACCGCAAAGACCTACGCTCGCCGTCAGGGTATCCGCCCCATCCGTCAGGGTGGCAAGGAATACTACGCGATGGTTATGTCGCCGGAACAACGCCGCGACTTGCTTCTGGACTCCACGTACCAGACAATCGTGGCGCGGGCTGCTGAACGCGGGTCGAACAACCCGCTGTTCAAGAACGCCCTCGCGGTGGTTGACGGCCTGATCCTGTACGAGCACAGAAAGGTCATCAACACGACCGGCCTTACCTCTGGCGTCGACAAGTGGGGCTCTGGCAACACGGTCGAAGGCGCGCAGGCAACCCTGTTCGGTGCTGGCGGTATGGGTTTCACGACCCTCGGCGGTGGCGAATGGAGCGAAGCCGACAACAACGACTATGGCCGCAAGCCCGGTATCGGCTACGGCCAGATGCTCGGCATGTTGAAGCCGCAGTACAAGACCAGCGGTAGCGCAAGCACCCGCGAAGATTACGGAGTGATCGCGGTTAAAACCGCAGCCGCGCTGTAATCCAACAAATTCAAGGGGTAGCCGGGTACTTCGGCTATCCCTTTTCCCAGCAATCTTTTAAGGAGAAACGATATGAGGCACTTCAGAACCCAACTGGTAAACAGCGTCAATATGGCTGCGATCCAGGACTCCGGCGGCAAGGCCTACGTGGCTGTAGCTGGGCAAGAGAACAAAGTTTCCTTGCTCGATGCAGACGGCGCAGCGCTTTCCAACCCGGTTGCACTGACCAACGGTATCCTCGAATTCTACACGGCTGACAGCGTGGCCAGTGTTGACCTCTACATTCAGGCACCGTCCGGCCACTTCGTTGTGGCAAAAGGCATCAAGGCCTCCGGCCCGAACTCCATTTACGTGGACAAGAGCCGCGCGCAGACAACCTATGTCATTCCGTTCTCGTCCGCCGACACGGCAGACGCCACGGAAACAGACACCGGCTTTGACCTGCCGACGAACGCGCTGGTTCTTCCGGCGGGTACAGCGGTCGATGTGACGAACGCAGCCGCTACGGAAACCATCGACGTTGGCCTGCTCACCTCCGAGTCCGGCGGCGACATCGACGGCTTTATCGACGGCATCCTGCTGACCACGGCTGCCACCGTTCCTGCGACCCTGACCACTTCAGCCGCCACCCTTGGCGTCCTGCTGTCGGTTCAGGACAGCGCGAACGCGGGCGATCTGGTTCCTGAGCCGCACGTTTGCGATGGCACAGCAAAGTCAATCGTCTACATCCTGACCGCTGGCACGGTCGCGCTGGTAGGCGAAGGCTTTATCAAATTGCCTGTTCAATTGCCCATCGCCAGCCTGTAAACTACTG